AATGCCGGAGGGTAAGCCCGGGACGGTGCAATTGATGAACGCAACGTCATGCATGTTTTCGGCTAAAAACTGAACACCTCCAGGCCCGCTGGTGTCGAAGCTTGTGCCGATGATGTCGGCTGTGCCGCCCTCAATTGAGACGCCGGGCTTCACCGCATAGCCCGCGTTATTGTCAATTTTGTCCACATAAAAGCGCAGCTTCTTTAAGCCAGGCAGCCCCGAGGGCGTGCTGAGTGCGCCCTGCACCGTGTTGGAGCAACCACTGATGCGGCGCGCCCTGATGGCGCTGGTTGCCTTGCGCGTCGTGAATGTCTGCCCTCTGATGCCTTCGCCGCAGTGCATGACGTTGCCAAAGCTCAGGACGTTCGGGCCAGAGTTAAGACTCCACGCAGACTGGCAAGCCACCACGCCCAGCAAGTCGAAATTGACATAGGTGCCGGTGCTTCCAATGATGGGAATCCCTGCGAAGTGAGCCAACCCAATATTGCTAAAGCTCCAAAAAGAGAAAGTAGAAAAATTCAGCCAGGCTGGCAACAAGTGCGAACCGGTCATCCATGTCTGGCCTGTTTGTGTCGCCATGTCTGTGCGGCTCCAGCCGCCCGACACCAAATTGGGGGATGCCGCAGTCCCACTTTCAGTCAGTATCCGGTTGGTAGAAAGCCAAAAATCTCCCCCATAAAGTGGTCGGCGAGCATAGGTCGTGACTGTTTCGGTGGTTCCCGCATAGGGGCGCGGCGGGTTAGTGCTCAGGGTTGAGGAGAAATCACTGCCGATCGTCAAAGACGCTCCATCGATGCCGTTAATCGAGTACCACTCGGGCTCCCCCGCAGTGCTCTTTCCAATCAAGTGAAGGTGCGTGAGGCAGTCTGCATCGGTAGGAGCCTTGCAGGCCACGATGTTGTCAATAAAGAACTGTGTCGTGCCTGGGTCTGTATTGGCCAGCAAAGAGATGGAATTGATGCCAGAGCCCAAGGCGCTCCCAAAGTTCATCACGAGCACTCGCCAATTACCTGATGCTTGGGTGTCGGGCAGCGTGAAGGGCAAGGAGTTCACCACCACATCCCCTGTGGTGTCGGAGCAAAGCTGCAAGGTGTAGTAAGAAGGGGGCTGGCCGCTCGAATACCAAAGCGAGACCTGCTGGTAGGCCGACAAATCCAGCGTCGCCGGAAGCGTGCGGTAAGCCATCTTCCCGGTTGTGAAGGCGGTTGCGGGCAGCAAGCGCACGCAGTTAGCACCTTGTTTACGGCTAAGTTGAAGGCTTGAGGTGATGTTGGTGGAGGCCGTCCAGTTCACCTCACAGTTGTCGATGGTGACGTTCTTGGCTGAGGCAAGCGTGATCGTTGCGCTGGCATCCGTCCAGGTGGCGCTGCCAAGGGATGCCGGGTCTGGCGAGGCGATCATCCGGATTTCATCGCCCGGTGCTATTCGGGCGGCTGTCAGGCCGAGGCCAAAAGAACGAACCCGCAGCGCAAAACTGGAGCCGTCGTTGGCGTCGTTGCCGCCTTCTGGGTCAATGTATTTAATCGCCATGATCAAAAGCCCTTCACGATTGCAGACAAGTCGTATTTGTTGAGGTTGGTGTTGCGCTGCCAGCCAAGTTTGTCGGTCGCGCCCGCAATGATGGAGATCGTGGGAGATGGAATGTCTGAAGAAAAGCGCGCTGTTGCGGGCCAGGTCGCCAGGCGCGAGCCAGTGGCGTCTTGCTTTAATTCAAGCTGGCAGTTCTGGCCATCGCTGCCACCTGTGAAGGTGAAGTCGGTGTTGCCCGCCATGTTGATTCTGTAGAGGTCGTAGGCATCCCAGTCAAGCGTCATGGTCGAAGACCATGCGGGTGTCGCTACGCGCTTGACTGGCGTCGTTCCCGTGATGGTCAGCACGTTCCCGGCATCGTTGTAGACGACCGTGACCAAGCCTGCGCCAACAAGCAACGCGGCAACCCGGTCATCGACATCCTCATCAATCGTTGTAAGAACCCAGGTGTTCGTGCCAGTGCGCTTGGCATAGCCTGTGCCAGACAAGGCCTCAATCGCGGCCAGATCATCAACGGCCTGACCCAAGTAGCTGACCAGCGCCGTGCGATGGTCGTAATAGGCAGACACGGTGGTGGCACCTGTCACTACCCGGTAGAGAGGCGTTCTGCCGCTCGTAAAGCCCACTGTGTTTCGGCTAACCACCCCAGCGCCGGTGACTTCAACATAGTTGGTTGCATTGGCCGTCAGCGCAACCGTGGCGTTTGGAATGATCGTGACCACGCCCGCCAGAACGATGACCCCGCCGTAATAGCCCCAGGTCAGCAGCGATGTGGTGGACGAGCGCCGGCCGTACACCATGGAGGGAGACGCTGCATCAAAGAGCGTGTTGGCGCTGACCTCCTTTTGGCTCTGCCCCACGGCCAGCAAATCAAGGTGAGAAGTTGAATCACTCATAGAGTCCCTTTAGATGGTTTTGGAGGCCGCGTAGCCACGGCCCACGATGGCGCTCATTTGGTAAACGCGCAAATACACTTGGCCTTGCACCACGCCGAAGTCCGTGACTTGCTGGGCTGCGGTGTACTCAGCTTGCGTACTTGAGGCCAGCAGCACGCGCTTGACGGCTGTGAACGAGTTGTCTGAAAAAATATCGACCTCATAGCGCTCAGACTCTTCGGACATCGGCACATCAACCCCATCGCGCCACTCGCCGCCGATTCGGTTGCAGCGCACCCATGTCAGCAGCAAATTGCCCGCAGCGTCACGCCCGCCGCCTGGGTTGGCAGGCGCGTAAGGCTTGAGCCCAGCGCCCACATTGGTAAAAGCCTGCGGGGCAGCATCCGCCAAGCCAAAGGTGACCGCCTTGTACAAGCGCTCGGCGCCGATGGAGGCGCTCACATCAGCAATGCGTTTGATGGCCGCGCCAGCCAGCAAGACAAACCGTTCACCAGCCGCGTGGCCAGTCATGGCATAAGCGCTGCCACGCCTTGCGCGCAGCAGTCCATTGATGGTGTAGCTGCCGTCGAAGTTGAGCGTTGCGTCTCGAAAGCAAACGATCTCGTCGCCCACCAGCGCAGACTGGGCGCCATTGATAAAGCTGGCGTAAGACACAGAGGAGAGTTCACCGTAGCGCAGGCTGACTGTCAGCGAGTTGATCTCGTCAGGGATATTTCCGCCAGCAAACTGGCCCAGCGCATTGACGGTGGTGCCCATCGTTGCCGGAGTGTCAAAGGCGCCCACCACGGCAAAGCTGGCCCCTCCATCCGAGGATCTCAGCAAAGAAGCCCCCCGCCAGGCAGTGTTGGCGCCATTGGCAGCGGCGTAAAACCCAGCATCGTTGTCTGCGTCGGACAGCATGTTGATGTTCATCTACATGAGCTCCAAGTAAGTTTCGCCGGCCACCGCTATGGTTTTGCCGCTGGTCGGCGTCTCGGTCACCACCACGTTAGGCTGGTAGAAATTGGCCGCGTCAGCCACCGCGTCCACCTTGATGACGCCTTGCGGTGTTCGCGTCATCTTCTGGATTCGCATGGTCTTGTCTTTAACGACAACGACATCCGTTGGCTCCAGGTAGCTGTACTTCAAGGGCAAGGTAAATTGATACGTCAGCCGCTGCGTCCAAGCCACATGCAAGTTAACTTCGGCCGCTTCTTGCGCCTTGGTGTCGCTCAGCACCATCGGCATGTCCAGCGTGCTTTCATCTCCGCTTGAGCCAATCAGCCGGGAAGCGAACTTGGTGGACGGGGAGTACTCCGTGGCCGCCAGCAAGTGGTTGACGTAGACCGCCCGGGGCAGCTCAGACTCCATTTGCCGGGTGACCATGAGCGGGTCGGGGCTGTCTTGTCCGACTTCATGCGCGGCCAGATCATCATCAGGAATGACGACGGCCACAGCGCCGCCGCGCTTGACGTACTTGATGACGCCGTCAGACTCCACCGCATCAAAATAGTAGGCGGGCCGAAGGGCATCGATGGCTCCGCGCACGCTGGTTTGCCTGGCCACCGCGTAGCCATCAACAATATCGATTAGAGCCTGCGTGTTGTACTGGCCTTCAGTAAGCCCCGCACGATCAGACAGATCGGCCACCACAGTGGAAAGCTCTGAGCCGGCAATGCGGTACTGCAAGCGCTTGACGCTATCTGTGTCAAAGGCGAGGAGGTAGCCTTTTCTGCGCCCGCCACTAGGCACCAGTAAGGGGCCAACGAGCATGCTGGTCTTGGTTTTTAAGTCATAGGTGAACGTGTAATCGCACACCAGGGTGTCTGGGTTAACGAGCCAGAGCGTCGTGCCTCTGACAGCATCACCGCCGACACCAAAGATGTAGTAACCACTGGCATAAACCACGGAGGTTTGTACGAGGTTCCATCCAGCGAATGCTGGTGGGGAGGCGTCTGCACCCGAGGGGTTTGCAACGGTATGCAAGCCTGAGGCCCCAGTGATTGCGTCAAGCAATGCAAAAGTGGCGGTTCCCTGAACCAGAACAATGCGTTCGCGATCATGGTCGTAAGCCATGTTTCTGGAAGCACTCACGGTATAGGGAAAGTTCCAAACCAAGGCATTGGTTGCATAGCTTCTGACACAGGTATTTGAGGCGCTTCCGTACAAGGACACGGCGAAATGGTCTTTCATTGCCACGGCACTGCCAATGAAGACGGAAGAACCTACGCCGGTGCCTGCCGGATACAAAGTGCCAAGCGTGGGCGAACCTTCATTGCTGATCGTGTACCAACCCCAAGCTCTGAACTGGTATCGAATTCCTGTGGGCGAAATGATTTCCTGATCGATACCATGCACGCCGCGATAGGCGCCCGTATAGCTCTGAATAAATTCCCGAGTGTCCGCATTAATTTCAATCCAGAAGTCAGACAGAAAATTGCTTCCTGAGATGACGATTTTGTTGGGCGAACCAGCCACGAAAATCATGCTTTCAAGTGCGCGATAGCCATCGCTTGGGGTGAAAAATACGGAACTCAGTTTGGATTGAGTGATGTCGCTGTTGCATGAAATCTCATTGATTTCACTGGAACTCAAAGATGCGTGCACCTGTGAAGACCATATGTTTTTATTTACTGGGTCAAAGCAGGCCAAAACATAAAACGTAGCGGCGTAGTACTCAGGCGTTGCCAAGCCCAGGTAAGTTGGCGGCTTGGTGCTTCTAAAACCCCCAACGATGCGGCTGTTGACCTCAATCGTCAGAAATGGAAGTCGGTTGCCATCGTTAGCCAGCGGGAAGTTCTCAAACACCACATAGGCTGTGCCCCGGTAGGCCGGCACATTGCCAACGCCCAATGCGCTCTCCATCAAAGGGTCTGGTAGTTGAGAGTCCGAGCCTGTGTACACACGCACAGTGCCACCCTCTGTGGTGGTGCTCTCGCCATCCCAGATCAGGCGCTTGTCGGGGCCAGCCCACATCCTCAAGATATCGACCTCACCTTCGCAAACAGCGACAGCGAAGTTGCCGAAGTAGGCGTAGGTGGTGGTGGTCTGCGATGGGCCGCCTTTGCCGCCGCCGGTTTCGGTGTCAGTGCGAACCTCAACGATTTCACTGGCCCAGATGATGTTGCCCGCCAGACCAATGGTTCCGTAGACGATGGGGATGGGCTTGCCGTACTCGCTGGACTGGACCGATAAATCACTCAGGCGCGGGCCTTGCTGGTCAGGCAAGCTGTCAAAGGAGGCGCCTACGCCTGCGCCGATGATGTAGCCAGCTTGTACCGCGTAGGGGTTGCCGCCAGAAGCAAAAAAGCCAATCGTGGCGCCAATGGCGCCGCCTACAAATGAGCCGCTCACGCAGCCACCCCCGGTATGCGCCAGTAGCTCACCACCCGGCTTAACCAGAGCGCATCGAGCCTTGACTCAATCACCTTGCGGGTGGGCATGTAGGCGTGGATGAGAGAAAACCCACCCGCCGGGTAGTCGCCCAAAATTCCAACGTGGTGAGGAGCCACGTCAAAAGCGATCAAAACCATATCGCCTGGCTTGGCCTGGGCGGCACTGACTGGGCTGAAAAAGGTGGCGCAAGCCAACTCCAGCTGACCCGCAAATGGCGCGCGGCCATAGCCCGCAAAGGGCAAAGCCGCAGCACTTTGCATGATGTCGGCGGGCATGAGGCCCAGGCGCGCACTCACCCCGCGCACCAAGCCCATGCAGTCCGTCCCTACGCCCTTGGTGGCCGCTTGGTGATGCCAGCGTGTACCGAGCCACTCGCGCGCCTCTGCCACCACTTCTGAGCCTTGAATCATCACTGCCCCCCGTACTTGTAGGCGTCATTTCCCGGCAGGTGCGGGAAGCCGCGAAAGTTGATGGCGTTGTTGTGCTTGCCCTTGCAGTCCTCAAGAAAGCGCTTGGTGCAGCCGGCATAGACGCTGTAGGTGTCGCCTGCCGCAATGGCATAGGGCATGGCCTCATGCAAGGTGATCGCCCCTAGAACGCTTTGCTTGACCTCCATGCTCAGCCCGTTGTTAAGGCCCGAGGTGAAAGTGAACTTGCCCGCCGTGAACCAATTGGCCGCTTCAGTGCGCGAGGCGCTGAAAATCACCCGGTTCGCGCTCACACTGTCCACGGCACCAGTTACCGTCAGTGGTGCGAGCGCTTTTGTGCAACGCGCATCGCCAAGCTCTGCCGTGCAATCTTTGGTGGTCAGGCGCACGATGGAGCGGGTGTGGGCCTGCATCAAGCCGCGCATCTCCGCATTGAAGGTCGAGCGGCCAGCTTTGACCTGGCCCAGCGTTCCCATGCGAAGGACGTTGCGGCCCATCGATAAGTCACGGTAGTTGATCTCAAAAATCTCAATGGCCGCGTAGTCCCACAGACCCGAGGAAATGTCAGCCTCGGCGATCTGCGGTGAAGCCAAAAAGCCATCGAGTTCCATGTTGTCTGGGTTCAACTCCAGGCTCGACTCCACGTTGCTGGCCCGGTAGCTACTGGTCGATAAATAGGTAACCCCGCCAAAGACAATGTCTTGGTCTAGGCTGGTGGAGGCCACCACGGCGCCGTTGGTTAGCGTCGCTTTCCAGCACGTTGTCAGCGTGGTGGTGCCCAGGGCGTAGTGGTTTTTAAGTGCAAGCGAAAGAGGCTTCATTCGCGAACCTCCCGCAGCACCACAGATGGGCCCGCTACGTAGCGCGTTTGCGCCGCTCCTGTTACCACCATGTCCCAGTCGATGGTGTCATCCATGAAGTGAACTGGGACATCGAACCGGCCCGTCCAGCTCAATGAGGATGCCGCCGGATTGGACACGATAGTGACCCGCCCGGTGGTGACATCAAGCGCATATTCAGCGCTTGTTAGCGTAACGGCGCCAACCCGGATGACAAAGCCGCTGGCCCTTGGCCGGGTGATCTTTCGGGTTTTAAAGCGAGTGGACGGGGAATGCAGGTAGCGCTTGTGCAGCTGAAATACACCGGCGCTGATGGCTGTTGCCACGCCGTCACTAACGCTTGAGTCCTTGGGATCTTCCAGCAGCATTCCATAAGCGCCGCCTTCAGTGATTTCGTGCAGCGTTTCAATGGCTTGCCACTGATCGACCCGCAGCGGCACCACACCCAAGGTGTACTCGCGCAGGGTCTGGGTCCACACCACGTTCACTGATTCGTAGCCGTTGTCAGTCGGCACGCGGGAGTTAAGGCGTATGTTCTTACCGGAAACACCGCTCGACAAGATGGCGCTTGAAAGCACTACGTCACTGAACACTGTGATAGCCATCAGCCGTTCCTTCGCGTTGCGTATTGAATTTGCTTGCCAGCGGCTGCGCCCCACTGCTGCGCGGTTTCCCGGCTTGAGCCTTGGGGCGGAGCTACGTTGACGGTCAAGTAGGTGTTGCCGCTTGGAGCCGGCGCCGCAGTGTTTGCATTGGGAGTGACGGTGCCGCTTTGCGCGCCCATCATCAAATAGTTTTTGCCGCCAACGCTCAGCACTTCTGGGCCTTTCTCGTTGACTTCATACAAAGAACCCGATTCAACCGGGCCGCCCATCGCCCGACCGCCACGTGTGGGCACGCTGTCAGGCATACCAGAACCGCCCCCGCTCGCACCTCCAAGCAAGGCCGTAAAGATGCTGCTCGCCGTACTCTCAAAAAAGTTGCGCCCCCCACCCGAGCCCATTGAAGCGGCCAGCATGTTGGCGATCTGCTGCTTGATGATGATCCGGGTGATCTCTGCCACCACAGAGTCAGCCAGGCTTTTAAAACTGAGCTTGCCGGTGGTCACAAAGCTCACCAGCGCGTCCTCGATGCCTTTAAATGACATCGTCATCAGGTTTTCGGTGGTCTTGGCCACATTGGCCACATCCGACAGGTAGTTGTAAATCGCCTCAGACGAGCCCTTGGTCCAGTCCATCTGCTTGACCTTCATCTGATCAAAGGCATCACCAAAGGACTGAAGTGAACGCCGCTTGTAATCTTCCAAGAGATCGATGCGCTTGTTGTACTCAGCTTCCTGGTCGGCGGTCAAAGCACCTTGAATTTGCTTTTGCAAGGCCCGGCGGTTTTCCTCATCGCGAATTTGCCCATCAAAGCGATCAGTGATCTGGGCGTTGCCGACATCTTTGCGCCTGGCGCTCTCGCCCTTACCCACGCCAGCTAGCTCTCGGCCTAATGAGAGGTTCTGACCATCAAGGTACTCGGCCTGAACCTGAGTCAGCCGGAGGTACGAAGCCGTGAGTCGATTGAGCGAATCATTGCGGGCATCATTGAGCAAGAATTGCTTGGCGCCCGCACTGGCTTCAAGAATTGCGAGTTGCGAGACAACGGCTGCACGTTGCTGTGCAACCCGTATGGCCTCTGCGCCCGTTGCCTTTGATTGGTCAAAACGTGCGATTTCCGCTTCAAGCGTGTTGCGCTGAGCCTCAGTCTCGCCGCGTAGCAAGGCTTGCTTTGCATCAAAATACTCTTTCTCATTGAGCCAGCCGTTGCCCCGCAAGGTGTCCAAAATCCGACTGGCATTGGCAAAAGCGCTCAACTGCTCGGCCAAGGCGTTCTTCTCAGCAGAAATGTCAAAAGCCAACTTGGCCTTGGTCAAGGACTCAGCGTCTTTATCCCGGTACTTTTCCCGAATGCCCGCCAGGCGCGCTTGAAGATCTCCCTGAGTAATCAGCCCATCTGCAACCAACTGGGCGCCTTTGACTGTGGCCTTGTTGATTTCCTCTTGCATTTGCAATTGCTTGCTCTTGTACTTGGCGCCTTCTTTCTCCCACTCAGACAGGCTTTGGACATTGACTTTTTCTTGGGCTTTTAACTCAGCAGCTTTAGCGCCCATCCGCACCTGTTCGCGCAGGCTCTCCATATATTGAGTTGTGCTTTCAGCGTTACCCGTCATGGGGCCGCTGTACTTGTCGCCTCTTACAAGACCCTCAAACAAAGAGGCTGGACTAGACAGCGCTGCTTGGCGCTTACGGGCTTCCTCGAGCAGTACCTCGGGTGCTTTGCTGCGGCCAATATCGGTTAGTGCATCACCCGCATTGCGAATTGCCAACGTCACGGCATTCCAGGCTTTTTCAACAACGCCAAGGTTGTCCAAAATTTCCTTGGCCCTGAACTCTTGAACATCCGAGAAACTGCGTTGCGCCAAGCCAGCAGCTTCAGTGGCTTTGCCTTGGTCTTCAAGCGCTTTGATTTGCCTGTAAAGACTAACCGTGAGGTAGTTGGTGCTTTCATTAAGTTTGAGCGACGCAGCCAGTGGCGCATCCTTCAATGCCTCAAATTTCTTGACTGTCTCAGCGATGGCAGTGCCAGTAGCTCTTTCAAAAATCAGCGCCGACTGCGTAAAGCGCTCCAAGTTGTTTGCGCCCACAGCGCCGCTTTGGGCCATAAGAACCAGCGCCGCTGCCGCCTGACCTTGTGTTGAGCCTATGGCTCCCAGACCTCGGGCCATCATTTGCAATTGGCCAACGGTTGTGCCTGCCGCGTTGCCCGACAAAATCAGGGCGTTTGTGTAGGCTTCATTTTCTTTGACACCCTGCAAAAATGCATAGCCCAAACCAGCAACGGCGACCGCAGCGACGCTAAAAGGGTTGACGAGGCCAAGGATGTAGCCACCCAGTGCTCTGGCCGCTGGGGCAATGCCACCGAAGACGTCTTTGAGCTGACCACCCTGTTGCAGCAAGACAGTCAGCGGGTTTTGTCCGCCCTGGAGAGAGACAAAAATGTCAGTAAACTGCGCCGGGACTTGGCGCATAGCCGCTGTCGTTTGTTTGGCGGACATGCCCAGCCCGCCCATTGCTTTTTGGGCGGCAATGGTTGCAGCTTCAGCGGCCTTGAGCTTTTCAACGTAAGGCTTGATGGCTTCAAGATCGACGTTGCCTTTTGCCTGAGCCAAGGCAATTTGCCTTGCCGCCTGACCCTTACCAAGCGATTCTTCCTCTACCGTCAGTCGCTTGATGTTTCGGATAACCGAATTGGTCGCGCGGTTGTTGGCTTCAGTTGCTTCTTGCGAGCCCGTAACCAAGGGTTTGAACGCATCACCCAGACCTTTTCCAGCGTCATTGACATCGACGCCCATTTTCTTGGCAGAAGCGCCAATGGAGCTCAACTCTGCCTTGGCTTCGGCACCGCCGGCGACAGTCACGCCAAGTTGTAGTTTTGACTCTTCTGTAGCCATGGCGATCCCGCTTAGGTTTCTTGGTGAATGACATCCAGAGCAGCAATTTCCATAGTTCGCATATCGCGAAAAATCTGCTCCTCTTCGGCCTTGGATAGATCCAAACGCGCTATCAGTGCCAGCATTACTTGGTAATCAAGACCGGTTGCGCCACGCGGCCCCATTCGCCACTGCGTTTGCAGATTGACGAACAAAGTGAAAGCGGCCCAGTTCTCTGGCCAAATTTCAATCGAGTCGAGGTCTTCATCGCTGAGCCCCAGTGCCAGCATTTCCGCCCTACTGGCTTCTTTCTCGTACAGCGCGCGGGCAACCGCCCTCAGTTTCCCAAGCGGCCTTCGGTGATAGCGCTTTTGTAGGCGTCCATGATGCTGAGTACCGCAGCCGGGACTTCGTCGCTGAGTTGCTCAACATTTGCGCTGCAAAACTCATCTTCTAAATCCCAGCCCTCGGCTACAGCCATGACATAGTCCGCATTGGCACCCGCGGTCTTGGCCATCAACTCGTGCATGCTGAACTCGTCAACATTGACCGCCTTCTGGCGGCCCGCTTGCGCCAGCATCTGGTCAATAAAGGCACCAAATTCAGATCTGGTGCGGTAGCGAAAGGTCATCTCAATTTGGCCCGTCGTGCCATCAAGCATCGGGAAGCTGACGGCACGTTTGAAGGTTTTGGGCTTTTGACCCAGTTTGACTTTTGCCATGATTTTTTGTGGTGACGCTAAAAAGACCCGGCAAGGTGCGACCAGGCGGGCATGAAACCCACCCCGGCAACCGGTGCGTGGGAGGAGGCAACGTGATCAGTAACGAACTGGACGGCCTTGCAGCGAGAAGCCGCCTTTGCAACCCATCAATTGGTTCTTGGTCATGGACGGTGTTTCGTCAAAGTTGACGTAGCCGTTGTAGTAAAGAACCGAGCCGTTGGGCAGTTGGGCGCGCAGACCCGTCAGGGAACGGGTTTGAGCCGCTGCCTTCATGGCGATGTAGCCAGCCAGAGTCTGGTCATCAGCGATGGTCACGCTCAAGTTCTGGGGGCTGGACTGCGTTGGAAGCTGCGTTTCAAAGTCCTGCTCCAGGAAGGAATAGGTCACGAACTGCATCTCACCGCCGCTGGAGGTCAGTTCCAGAATCTGGCTGATCTGGGTGAAGGCCGTGATCTTGCGAGCGGTGCCTGTGCCAGTGCCCGCTGGGTACAGCGTGGTGCTGGTCGCATCAATGCCCTCAAGGTTGAAGGTGTTGGCCGTCACACCAGCAACACGCACAAGGCGATTGTTCAAGCGCGACCAACCCGAAGTGATTTCCAGGATGTCGCCGTTGGAGTAGCCGTGGGCGGTGGAGGTAGCAACTGCGGGGTTGGCGTTGGTCAGAGCCGTCACCGTGACTGCCGAAGCGTAAGTCGTGGCGAGGCTCAAAAGAACTCCATTGGGAAGGGAAACAGACATGGCGTAGGCCTTTCTATGGACGAAAAAAAGCCCTCGCGGGCATGAAAAAAGCCCGCTGGGATTGCTCCTGGCGGGCTTGCTGGGGTGGTCTGGCTAGTTAGCGGTCAGACCAAATTGAAAAATCTTGACGAGTGCCATAAACCGGGATGTCCGGGTCGTAATCGGAGATGACTGCGCTCATAGGGCGGGCCTGGAAGACGCTGGCCACCACAAAGGCGGCTTCAACTTGCAGGGCCACTTGCGCGGCATCGGCGCGTGTCTGCGCCCAGACATTGACTTGGAACATGCCGTTTTTCTTGCTTGGCAATGCGTTCTCTATGAAGCTCACTGCATCGCCGCCGATCTGGACGTAGGTGATGTAAGGCCGCTGGGTGGAGACAGGCGCGAAGTCTGGAAAGACTCGGTTGCCAACCAAACCCTTGAGCTGATCAAAAATGTCGGACTCGACTGTCATGAGGTTGACCTCAACTTGAATGCTTCATCCAGCTTTCGCAGGGCCGCATCTCTGGCCTCGGGAAACTTGCTGATGGCGGGCCGAACAAAGGGCTTGGGCGGCACCTGGACGGGACCACCTGGCAGCGTGACCCAGTAGCGGTTTTTGTATTCCTGGGAATCACCACGCTTGGGCTTGGGCTTGTTCTCCATGCCCGGACGCACCATCACGCGAATTTGGCCATCGTTGTTGCGGTAGGTTTGATAGCGCCGAAAGTGCCCGTTTTCAACCAACCAGCCATGCGGCGCCCTCTTGGTGTTCCATGAAACGTGATACGTTGCGAACTGACCATCTGATGATTTAGTCGCGCTGTAGACCTGATAAATCGAGCTTTCAAGAAGTCCGGTCACTCTGTTGATGCCCCGAACATTTTTCTTGACCTCTTCATACAGAACTTGTGCGGCTGCTTGGGCAGCGGGCCTGACTGCCGCTTGAACATCATCACCAAGCTGTTGCAATGCGAGTTCTAGGCCGCTGGTGTCTACCGACATAGTGACGCTTCGCCGCCCCTGACTCATGTGATCACCTCACACACCAAATCCATGTGGTGGCCCCCTGATGAAGCAGGCAAGACGGCCAAAATGTGGAATGTCACCGAATCGTGGATGACCCGCATGCCGGAATGCAGACTCGTTGTTTTGCGAATTCGAATGCTTGCCCGCACTGTCGAACGCTGGGCATCGGCCATGACGTTTTCCAGCCCAGTGGCATAGCGAATGTCACCCCAGACGGACTTCAGCAGGGTCCAGCCAGTGGTGGGTTGGCCCAGTGCGTCTTGGGTTGCTGCCGGCTGATAAATGGCCAGCCGAGCGTTGAGATTTCCCGGCTCCATCACATGGCCCAAACCTTGTAGCGGTCAAGCAGGCCATCCGCAAAAGCCTGCGGCACAGCAGGACGCTCAGAACTGCGGCCACGGCGCTCGTACAAGTCAGTGATGGCCAGCAGCATCCAAGCCATCAAGTCCTTGGGAACGTCCGAATATCCCGCTGTGTAATCAACAACAACCGCGCCGATACGCTCCTGTGCATTCGGCCACGCCAGCCCCTGCGCTTGGTACACAAGGCCAGGCTCACTGACCGTGTCAAGCAAGTAATCCTGGGCGGCTAGTGTTTGAAAGACACCATCGAGGTCGTAATACTTGACGCTTTGAACGCTGATCAAACGCGCAAAGCTCAACTCAATCGCGCCACTAGGAAATGCGTCCATCGTGAGTCGAAAATTTGTGAGGGTGATTGCCCGTCCCGTGCGGGCTTCGCATGCGTTTCTAGCGGCGCCGATGTAAAGACTGATGAGCGAGTCTTCGTCGGACTCGTCAACGCGCAAATGCAGTTTGGCTTGAGCCAAATCAATCGCTTCGACTGACGAATCTGAAAGTTTGATTGTTGACATAGCCACCGTAATTCAGGTCACACCTTGGCGGCGGCAATTGCTTTGGGGTTGAGATCAAGCATCCCTTGCTCTTGACCCGCAGCAGCATCTGATGCGGTCAAAGTTAGAACCTGACCGGCCGCACCAAAGCTGCAATCGCGCAGCAAAAGGACTTCAACGACTGCATCTTTTTTAGTTGCCATTTCATTGCTCCAAATAAAAAAAGCCGCCCAGCTTCTTACTGGGCGGCTTGTGGTTTGGTCTTTGATTGGGCTTAGGTTGCCGAATTGGCGTAGTACTTGACAGCGTTCACGTCCAGCAAATTGCCGCCCGTGCGCGTCCAGGCGCAGAAACCCACCTGACCGTTCAGAGCAAATGCACTGTCATCAAAGCGGCGCATCGAGGTGCTGTTAGCCACATCCCGGATGTTGTATTTGGACAAATCGCCAAATATGATCGACTTTGCACTTGCAGCCATGACAGCCATGTCATCGTTGATCTGCACCGCATGGCCCAGCAGCGTGTCGGGTGCGCCGACTTGCGTTGAGTACTCCCAGATCGGACGGCCTGTGGTTTCCTTGAGCTTGCTCACCACAGCGACCGACAGGTCATTCATCATGAACTTGGCGCCACTGCGGTAAGCGCGGTTGACCGAGTGCTTGAGATCGACCAGATCGTCGTAGATCACCGATAAGGTTTGACCGGTGGTACCGGTTTTACCCAACCCAGCTTTGGGCACGATGCCATCAGGCACTGTGGTGCCAGCACCCACCGTGAAGTGCGTGTTCTGGATGCGCGCCAGGCGGGTTGCCAAGCGGTCCATCACATAGGCAATCACATCGATGCCTGAGTCCTGGATCAACTCAACCGGCAAAGCGATCTTGTTGCTGGAATACTTGAATACGGGCAGGGCAATGGTGCCAAAGGTGATGTCACCAGTCGTTGCCGCAGCATTCTCGCCAACGATCACACCGACTTCCGACGTGCCATCGCTGGTGGGGAAGTTCAGCGAATTGCCGCCAGCAGTGGTCATGATCGAGGCGACCTCGCGCATACCGCCAAACGCTTTCATCTTGTCAATCACCATCGCAGCGATTTCTGAGGGTACGGTGTAGCCGCCCTCAGTCGTTGTGGTGGTGGACATGGCGTTTCGGATTTGAGCGGCCATTTCTGGGCTGACATTGTTTCCAAAGCGCATATACAGCGCTGTTGCAGCCAAGGCGGTCAGCTTGTCGGCATCAATTTCAACGGTCTTGCCACCTGCTACGGCGGCGTTCTCGAAGAACTTTTCTGCGTCCAATTCACGCATTTTCTCGGCGGCCGCAACCTGATTTCGTGCGCGCTGGATTTCATCGGCATAGCCGTCGAACTTGGCCTGGTCTTCTACAGACCATGTCGCGGAGCCTTTCTCTGCAAGCAGATGATTGGCTTGGTTTGCGAGTGTGGCAATCTTCTCGCGCAGGGCTTGGATATTGGTCATATTTTCTTTCGGAAATAAAAAAAGGGACCGTGTGGTCCCTTTGGTGTCGAGGCATCCGGCCTCGGGCGGTTTTGCTTGCGCGAGAAGCGCTAGGCAATCGTTAGAAGTCGCAAACGGTTGGTGTTTGCGGTCTTCATGTCTCTGGATTCAGATAGGCTTGAAATTTCTGGCACAAATGCTTGTGCGGCTGCTGCGGGCTCAACCACCCTCACCTCTGCAAGAGCAGCGGGTGCTTTGTCAAAGGCAGCAAGGTTCCAGGTGTTGGACGCTTTGGGCGTTTTTGCCATGCGGTCAACGAATCCGTACTCAATGGCTTGGGCCGTTGTGAACCATGTCTCTTCATCCATCCAGGTCATGATCTGGACATCTTCCTTGCCCGTTTTCTTGACGTAGTCGGCCACGATGGAGCCCTCGATCTTTTCAAGCAGATCGGCGGTTTGGCGCATGTCCGTTTTGTCGCCCCAGACCATGCCGCTGGCGTTGTGGATCATGAAGAAGGCGCCGTCACTCATCTCAACCTCATTGCAAGCCAGCGCAATGCTGGTGGCAGCACTGGCGCACAGCGAGTCAATGTGGGCGATGGTCTTACCGGTGAAGCGGCCCAGCGCGGCCATGATGGCCCGGCCTTCAAACACATCACCGCCTGGGCTGTTGATGTAGATGTGAAGTACATCAGCTTGGCCCACTTGCTCAAGCGCGTCGATCACGCCCAAGGCGCTGACGCCGAAGTCGGCAGAGATGATGTCGTAGATGTACAAGCTCGCCTCAGAGCCCCCTTTGGTGACGTTGACGGGGCGTTTTTCACGCGCAAGGTTGTCAATGTGAAGCTGCATCAGGTTTTTCATGGCGTTGGGCCTTCGGTTGGGGCACTGACAGTGCGCGGGTCAAAGATTTCTGCCGCGCTTCCACCGAGTGGGACAAGACCCTTGGTTTTTCTAATCTCATCCACGCTCATCCAGCCCTGGCCCGTGCCGGGACCACCCAGCGCGGCCCGGTTGTACTCGGCCTGCGCCTTGGAGTCGCCCTCAATCAGAGCGTCCCTGTCAAACTGAACAAAGCGGCCCGTATCACGGGGGAACAACTTGCGGTTGAGTTCTTGCTCAATTCGAACCAGATGCGGCTGAAGCGTGTAAGTCACAAATCCGCGCGACATCGACTCAATGCCGCTGCCCCAAGAGGTGCTAGCGCTGGTCTCGCCAATGAGGTGCGGCGGCACACCAAATGCGCGGGCGATATCGATCACCTGGAACTTTCTGGCTTCCAGAAGTTGCGCATCTTCGGCACTCAGTGAGATTTCTTTGGCGTCCAATCCCTCTGTGAGCACCAAAGGGATTCGATGTGCGTTGTCTACACCGCTGTATTTCGAAACAAACGCCGATTGCAGCTTTTCGATCTGGTCTTTAGTCATGGCGCCTGGCGCAGTCAGCACCATGCTGGGATGAGCGCCGTTGGCAAAGAACTTGCCCGAATAGTCGTCCATCGCCAATGCATTTCCAACCGCATTTCGGGCGGCGTAGGTGATGACGGACATGGACTTGATGCCATCAAACCCGAACCCAGGGAAATGGAGAATCTCGCTGGGCTCGAGCCACGTAGTGATGTTGTATTCGGGCAGCGTGATGTAGTAACGAACCGAGCCGTCTTGCTGGCGAATGGGACTGACGCAGCCCCATGGCAGCGGCAGGATCTCTCGAATCGTATTGTTGAGCCCTCGACGAATCCATGAGTAAGCATCACCCCTGAGAAGCTGTCCCATGCTCACACCCTCCCAGTGGCTGGCGGCTGTGTACTGAACGCTGGGCTGCTCATTGAGCTTGAACCACAGATCATCACGGGGCAGGCGAACTTTCACGTCACCATCAGAGCGGTAAATGTGCAAGGGCAATGTAGCGATGGCTCCTGCAATTTTTTGCACGCAAGCAAACACCGCCGCGACTCGCATTGCTGACACCGGGGTCACCGTGACCCCGGCTGAACCTGGTGTTACGCCAAACGCTTCCATCACCGAGTCGCTGTAGGTCACGTTTTGAGGTGAGCTGCCAATTTGCGGGCGTGACTTTCCCCGCCACTCATTTAATTTGGTGGCGAAGGTGTCAAAGATGCTCATTTAGATTTCCACAAATCCTTGGGTGATGGCTGTCGATTCGGCCTCGGTCGGCATGACCCCCACGGCCATTGCCAGGGCGACCATCCCGTCAATGCGGCGCGTTTGTTTTCGCTTGTCGAATTTGCGCGCGCCGGAGTCGCCCACCACGGTGGCGTTCTTCGCGCACATCTCCAGGATGGGGTGGTTGCCGTGGCGCAAATTGCGGCTGAGCAGCTTGACCTCCAACTCGCGCAGGGCAGGCGTCATGGATGCCGTGCCCTGCCCAAAGCTCACAAACTTCTCGAGCTCAGAGTCAGAAAATCCAGCTTTAACCAGCCAGGGGCGCAAGTGAACCATGTTGTAG